GCAGACATTATTTGTTGTTCAATTTGTTGACTACAATTTTGTGCTATATTTGTTGCCTCACCTTTCATTTTTAAAATATTTGCACAACATTGAATTACTGTATCAATTTTAATAGGTTCTTTGAATGCATATATACCTTGATTAACTTTAGGTTCTTGTTCTGTAAAAGATGGTTGTTTTGCATTATAAAGGACTTTCCACTTATCTAGGTCGGTCGGACGTCTCGCACATTTATATACAGCTTTTTTTTTCCCACAAGCCCCGTCACCACCATCCCCCCAATGCCGCCATTCTCCATTATAATAATATTCATCTGAATGTGGAAGACCTCTCTGACTAGCCCATTTCTTACAATTATCACTAGCCCAATCGTTAGATGAAGGATAACTACATTCACTCCAACAAACACTACAATTCCGTGTCCAATCTGCTTCATCAGCTTCAAAAATCACATTACTATCCCAGCTGCTAAATTCTTGAAATTCATCAATTTTCTTTTTCCATCTATCTAACTTATTTTCATATTCTCTCTTTCTATTTGACCAAGCACTAAATGCAGCACCTGCTGCTTTACTTTGATTAGTATTATAATCTGCAATTTCTTTATTTTGTTCTATAGCATACATAACTTTATCAGTCGCCTCTTTACAAGATTTTAAATTTTCTAAACTGGTTTTATCTGCCATATTATTCTATAATTACACATATAAAAAATATATAAATAATTTAATTATATATTTTTATAAAAATTTTAAATCCGCAAGTTTTGGGTAAATACATAAATAAGGTATAAATTCGTTTATTTGTTTTTATTATATAAATTTTATTATATAAATTTTATTATATAAATTATTTATATATATGAAAGTATGATTTTAATTATTTTCCTTATTTTTATAATTCTAACTGTATCTTGTTCTATACTAATATCTATTTCATTAAGTGCACAATACTCTTATAGATATTATAATACTGCTAGTCCTTGGAAGTGTATAGATATATCCAATAATAAAAATAATATTAAGAATATTATTTCGAGAATTAACAAAGGAGAATCCGAATGCATGTATAATAAAGGTGGTGTGGGATGTATTTTAGTACATCAATATAAAAATACAGATAAAAATCAAGAAAAAAAGGCAACTGAAATTTGTGATAATTATATAAAAAGTTATCCACGAGTTAAGTTAGAAGAAGGAAATATTATAGATTTAGATATATATACGTGTGGTAAAAATAGTACAAATATGAAATTATGGAATGTATCCGGTTACGATTCCCCAAAAGACACGTGTTCTATTATTCAAGTGAAAAATAAAAGAAGTTTTAGAGAAATTATGGGGTTTTAATTATTTGAATTTAGGGAGAGATTGGGGGAATTGTCCATTCTCTTGCATATACGCGGCAGCACCTGCTAGAACGCTGGAAATAATAGACGATACACAACATGAAGATAAAATTACAAGACTAGCCGCCATATCCAAACCAATCGATTTTTGAGTTACATCAGATGCCTGTACAATTTTAGTATCACTTTCCTGTTTTGATTCAAGTTTCACAGATGAATCCATAATACATTGTTGTACGGCATTACTAAGATTCTTTTGTATAACATTATTTAAACCACCACAATTTTTCAAAGAATTTCTTTGACTCATAGAAATGTCATTATTGCAATTAGATCGTATATCCAAATATTCTTTACTTGACATATCTTTATCTATAATATTACAATTTTGAGTTGAAGTAGAATTGTTACCTGACAAAAGACCTTCTGATTCTTGTACTACCTTGGCTAATGCTTGTGCATCTATGCTATCTTTTTTAGCCATTAACACATCAATCGCAGCTTTCAGTCTACAAGTTTGTTGACTCTTAGATATATTTGTTTGTGTTACATTTGAAACAGAACACTCGTGCTTATCACAGTATTTACACTTTGTAAAATCTATTTCATTCACTTGCATATTAGCAACACTACTTGAACATTGATTATTCACAAGTGATTCAAATTTATTACTCATATCAGTTGTAATAACATTTCTCGTAAAATTGTCAATTTCATTGTCTCCCGATTTATAATTTCTAGGATTCATGAGACCCATAACAGACGAAATCACATTTGCCACTCCACCAGCAGCTGCTTTTATATTTTCTGCTTGAGAAGATATTTTTTTACATGCCTCAGCTGCTTTTTCAGGGTTTTGCGAAATATTACTTAAATTTTCAATGTTTTTATTTTTATTAAATAAATAATATAACACAACTACTATACAAAATATATAAAATATATAAAGATTATCTAACATCACTACTATATAATTAATTATATAAAATAAAATTAATTTATTTATATAATTAATTTATCATAAATATTTTTGCTTGTCACTTAAATATATATAAATCATATTTCTTTGTCATAATAACTCTTTGTAATAAACATTTTTCAAACATCAAATTCATTTTATTTAAATTCGTTTATTTTTTTCGTTTAGCATTTTTTTCAAGACACAATAAACATCTCTTAACAATAATCTCTTAACAAGATTATTAGAGCCTCCTATAAAATTTGTGTGAATTTCTTTGCATTTACAATTACCTTCCATTTTAATAATAATTTATTAAAATGGTTTATTTTTAAATTTTTAATTAAGTGCGTTTAATTTTATGTAAATATGTTTTTGTTATAGAACCATCACCATCGAAGAATCCGCTTAAATACTTTTTGAAATTTTCATCAATTTCCATAAACTCTTTGTTTTTATTTAATTTTTATAAATAAAATCAATTTTAATTAATGGCGTAGAGAATGAAAAAAATAAAAACCATAGTTGAAATTTAATTAAATCTACCATATAAAATAGACCATTAATCGTTTAGTTGGAGTAAGCCAAACCACCCATACCGGCCATTATACGGAGAACATTGTAACTGACAGCAAAGACCTTGAGAGATCCAGCAACAGAGGTCGTGAGTTGAAGAGTAGCATTGTCAATACGAGACATATTCACGGTTCCAGATGGTTGGTGTTGTTCGGGGTTAAGAGCAAACGAGTAAACATAGATACCAACAGATGGGATGTTAGTATGATGTTGATAAGGTTGAACAAGATTGAAGTAAGCACCAGGACGTTCAGAGAATCGGTCTTGTCCGTTGAGTTGGAGTTTGGCACTTGAGACGGTTTGATCACCAGAATCGTCGAAAGCAGCAGGAGCATTTCCAGATTTTTGAACAACCCAGACGAGTTCCTTGCAAGGATGGTTCAAGGCAAGCTTGCTCTTGACAGCACCAGCAGAAACTGATTCGGCACCAGTGTATTGCAATTGTTCAATCAAATATTCGTGTTGAACTTGAGCAAATTGACGACGTTCATCAGTATCAAGGTAAATGTAGTCGACATACAAAGATCCATTCAAAGAAACAGATTCTTTAGGAGTTGCTGAACACAATGAAGCCAAAGGAGCAAAAGTAAGGTTGAATTTAACTTCGTGATATTGAAGAGCAATCAAAGGAAGAGCAAGACCAGGGTTTCTGCAGAACCAGAATTGCAAAGGAATGTAAAGAGTTTTTCCATCAATCGAAGTTCCGTCAGTAGTCAAATCGGATGAGTTACCAACCATAGTTTTGTAACCATCATCCTTTTCAGCGGTTTGAGTAAGTTCGTTCCAGATGTTCAACCAGGAACCATAGTGTTTATCGATAGTTTGACCACCAATTTCAATTGAAACTTCTTCAATCAAATTGTGTCCAACATAAGGATGCCAGTGAATAGCAGCACCGTGAGTCAATGCTGGAAGATCAACTTGAAGGTACACTTTGTGAATAAGATCACCGTTTCGAGAAACAGTGCAAGAAACTTTGCGTCCAAAGTCCACAGTTCCATTAACGTTTATACCCTACCTTTCGGTATATTTACAAGGGACTAGACTATATCTTAAGCAAATCGATTATTTCGATTCACCCACTACCATTTAGTCGTTGAACAGCACTCTTTGATTTTAATTCATTTAAATGATGCATTGCATTTTTATACAATACATCTATTGGAAGAGATTTAGATACAAAATATTTTGGATTTTCATTAGGATATTTTACACAATATCCATTTTTATGTTTTTGAATATATTTTTCACATACATACTCTTTTTTGACAACTATAGGTTCCTCCAAACTATTTAATTTATTTAAATATTTAATGGCTCGATCATAATTATAATCATCTGTCTTGGATTTACAAATAAAACGTTTTTCTGGTCCCATAGGATGATTACATATTCTATAACCATCTTTAACCCTTAACATATACATTGGTAAATTAGATTCTTTATTACTTGACAATTTCAATCTTGTTTCGTGTGAAACTAATCTACCTTTTAAAGAATTGCTAATTTTGGTTTTAGTATCTGGGTGATGAGTTCCATTTGATCCTCCATTTTTTATATTCATTCCATTTGGAACTATAGTATTGTATGTATTAATATATTCTATTTCTTTTATATCTAAATCACTATTTTCACATTCTTCTAATAATTCTATTTTAAAATGTTTATCACCATATTTTCGCAATGATTTATTTAATACTTTACAGTGGTCTTTATACTCTCGTTTAGAAGAATCTACGTGTTGTTTCCAACGTATTTCCAGAAATTGTGTTGTCTGACCTATGTATTTTTTATTAGATGGTGATGTTATCATATAAATAATACCCATTGTAGTATTACTATAAAACAACATAATTTTAAATAAATTTAAATGAAATTAAATTCTTTAGAGCTTGGCTGCTGATTGCCCAATCCTTTCAGATTGTCACTATACCTAAGTTAAATCTTAGCCAGAAATTTCTTTCGAATATTTCCTTAGTACTAAAAGGCTCTAAGGGGTTTTCAGCAATTTGATAGTGTTGCAAATTTGATTTTTGTCAAATTCACTAGTAGCTGTACATATCAATTAGTGGATAAAAACTTTAGGATGGTGGTGTTTTCACTAATTAATAGAGGAGTACTAACTGTTTTTCATATAATATATCCTCTTATATTATAACAGGCTACTTTTCAACCCTTTAATTTAAGGTTTGTTCAATAGATTCGATCGCAAAGTTCGTGTGTCGTCTGTAAACGACTTTGAAAAAAGTAATTTGAGGATTACCTGTACGTTCCCTCTACCTTATCT